AGCTCAGGAAGTGGAATTGTGAGTGGTGGAGCTTCTTTAAATCAAAACGATTTAGACTTTGCACACAAAACTAAACTAGATAACGAAAAAGAAACGTTAAAAAAACTAAAAGATCAACTAGCTGAGAAACTTAAGATTACTACTGAAGATAGAAAGCAGTTAGAGGCTCTTAGAGTTAAAGGTAAGCTTAAGACTGGTGGCGATGGTGACGATAGTGACGATGACAAGCGCAAGCCTATGTCTCGTGAGCAGATGGCTGATAACTACTATAAATCCATGAACAAAGATGTTAAAGAGCATCTGGAGCTTATGAACGCCCAAAGAGCAACCAAAGAAGAGCTTATCAGTAAGGAATTAGAAATGATGGAGGCTTATGATCTTGGACGGCTCAACTTAGATGACCAAGAGAGTGTTTTACACAAAATCAAGGTATTAAAGACTGAATTAGCAAATATTCCTGGTCTTGGAGACAATATGGTTGGTGTAGACAATGCAACTATTGCAATGGAGAAGTTTAAAGAGCAACTTGCAGCCATCAAATTAATGCTTGACGAAGGGATTATCTCTTGGGATGAATACCTAAAAAGGCTAGATAACGCCACTCAATCCTATAATAAGACATCTGAATCAACAAAAAGCGTTATAGACGTTGGAGGAATGCTTCAGGGACAACTATCTGGTCTTATATCTGGTTTTGCTGAGGCTGCTGGATCTGGTGAGAGTATGGGTAATGCCCTACTAAAGGGACTAGGTAATATGCTAGTGCAATTAGGAGGACTTATCATAGCTGCTGGAGTTGCTGCGTTAAATTTTACTATAATGCTCTTAAACCCTGCGACGGCGCCTCTTGCCATTGCTGCTGGTGCTGCTTTGGTCGCTGCTGGTGCTGCTGTATCATCTTTTGCTAATAAAGCTGGAGGTGGAGGCGGAGGATCAAGTGCTGGTCGTGCAAGTTCAGGTTCTTCAAGTACAGTTATCAATAATCCCGTAAGGGAGAACGCTAGAGTAAGAAACTCTAACCTTATAATCCCTATGGATATGATGAGATACGGAATGCAAAACGCTGAGGACAATTACTCTGGATTTAACTAATAAAAACGAGAAAGAATGGCTTTAATATTTAACGTTACACATACTGTAACATTTGGAACTTTTGCTGGTGAGGAATATCAGTGGGAGCTAGATTTACTACGCTCTTACGATGACTCAGAAGCAACGCCTTCATGGGCTAGTGATCCTACTGTACAGGTTACTGCAACAAACTCACCTATCGAGGTTGAATGGATGAGTGATTCTGATGTTTATAAACCTATAATGGCTTCTAGAGCTAAAATAGCGTTACATAAAATTGCTGGGGATTATCTCCCTAGATTTACAAGTGCTGGTCAATTTGAGTACCAAGCAAGATTAAGATATAGAAGAAATGGAGAATCCACACTAAATGATTACTGGTGTGGGTTTATTCAGTCTTCTGAGGGTAGCGAAAGTGTTAGTTCTACTAATCCTACAACTACTTTTACCGCTATTGACAATTTAGGAGGTATGGAAGATACTACTGTAGACATAAGTGTAGACAGTACAACTTCAATCAACCTATTTGACAAGGTTTTAGAGGCTATAAGACAAACTGGACTAGATTTACCTGTATTGGTGGATTCTGGTATCAGAAATAGCTCGGGAGAGGCTTTAACAGACGTTACTGCGCATCCTTATAGTTTATTTACTTCTGATGAAGACAATGTAAATGTTGAATATCGCAAGAAATTGACATCTAAAAACATGATAGAAGGTCTTCTCAGTGCATTTAACTGTAGAATCTTTCAATCCTACGGGAATTGGTTTATTGTTAATGCTTCTACTCATGGTGGAACTGGTGTTAACGAGACTGCTACATTTGATAAGTACATTGTAACTAATGAAGTGTATGGTCTTACTGGAACTGAGAGTTTTGATTTAGTATATAATGTTGGCGGTAATACTCCTGACTTATTAGTAGCTAATTCTGACTTGCAACTCAATACTAAAAGACCTTTTGGCTCTGTAGAGTGTAGACCTAAAAATGTTAGAGAGAGAAATTACTCTGCAAATGGTTTGCTTCAGTCTGGAACTGATGGATATGATGTTGAGCCTACTTCTGCGGATCAAACTTTAGTTAGACAAACTTTAAGTCCAACCACTAGGCATCCTACCGCTAAACACGCACTTTCAACTAGTAGGAGTAGATTTAGACTGGATACTTTAGGAACTGTATGGTTTAAGAGTGAGCCTATGACTGTAGATGTTAATGCACCTATAGATATAAGCTTTGATTGGATGGCAACTGACAAGAATGAGTCTGTAGCTATGAATTTCGCTGCCGTTATTACCACTTCTAATCTAGTTGTAGCTTCTTCTGGATATATCAATACAGGTACTTTCTATAATCTTGCTCAAGAAACAAACTTCACATATAACTTTGCTAATGGAGAATGGGATAATGGAACTAGATTACTAAGTGATTATAAAGTATTTGCAAGTGTAGATAATCATCATTCTGCATCAACAACAAGTGAACTAAATGAATGGCAAACTGTAGAGGAAACTTTAAGCCCTGCAACGTATTACGATGCTGCTACTAACGACCATACCGTATTAGAAGGATCTCTTACTATTTACTGGTTTTACCCTAGAAGTAAAAGAAGTGGTAGAAGTAGAAACGAAGGAAGTGATGTTGGTGACTGTGCCGTATTATTAACTAATGTAGGTGTTCAGAGTAAATACTCTAACGATATAACTAAGCCTGTATACGAGCGTGTACAAGCTAATTATACTAAAACTGAGAGATACGAGCCTTACTTCGCTGATAACTTGCCTACTTCTGTTTACAATAGGATAGAACAGGAAGGTTTCCGAAGAAAAGATGACCTTGTATCTACTGTAACTACTTTAGAGAGAATTGTTACTCAGCAAAAGCTAAATGACAATCGAGATGAGTTTAGATTTTATGAGGGTAACTTTATAAATATATCTAGCGACCCAATAGCTCCACACCATAAGTTAAAAATGGATTGGAACAACTATACTGAAGCTGAAACTCTTATATTTAAGGGAGGTACTTATCAACCTAAAGATGGTCAGTTTGATATGTCACACTATGCGCCTAATCAATCTACTGATATAGCTCCTAATGACGGCTTCATCAACAATAATGGAAATGTTACTCCTGGATTCTATGAGTATGACGTAGACTTAGTCGCTGATGACTTTACAGGTCGAAGTGGTAAGGTAACTTACTCTTTAGCATTAGTACCTGAAGGTATTGATGAATTTGGAGCTTTACTTACTACTAACCCTTTAACTATAGAGGACATACCTAATGGTGTGCTTCAGATAACTGGAAATCCTGGTTCTGTTACGAATCATGTTGTTAAAATATCTGTAGACGATAACTTTGAGGCTTCTGCTTCGAATATGAGTTTCTTTGACGGTACTAATCAAGGTACTGGTATATGGCAACTACTAGAGGATGGTGAAGACACTGCTGAGCAGGTATCTAACCTAACCTTTAGGGACTTAGGTTCTGAATTGGAAATAGTTTTTGATATAGAGTTACCTGAACGTTCTGAGTTTGAACAACTTAGGATGGCTGGTGAGGTTGATCCAAAATTAGCTTCTAACAGAGATTTTGATTTAACATTCGCACTCGATTCTGGTGTCACTAATGCTGTTATAAACAACACGACTAGGAATCTTAGAGGTGTGCCTGGAACTAGTACATTTGTTAATGTGGTAGTAACTCCTGCGACTGGAAAGCAATTAGATGCTTCTTTATTTACCACTAGTTCCGCTACTGGCGTTACTGTGAGTAGTATAGAACAGATGGGTACTTCTGTTTATCTTGAAGTTCAAGTTGAGTTCCAAGCAGATGATGCTTCAGAGTCTATAACTATATTTGGAAGTTCAGGTACTGATTTGCCTGATGATTTAACAACATCCACAGTCTCTTTGACATTGTCTGAGAGTATAGGTAACGTATCTTTATCTAGAACTAACTTAACCTTAACTGGTGTGGTTGGAACTACTGCTGTATACGATATAACTACTTATGCTGCTGATGGATTCACACTAAATGCTAGTAATTTCAGTGCTGTTGAGTCTGAGGCTTGGCTATCTGTGGATAATGCCGTTGGAGGTGGAGAAACTGTTCTTCTACCATTAGAGATTACTTTTCCTGCTGCTGATGCTTCTGGAACTGTAACTATAAGTGGTAGTGCTCAAGCCGTTGGTGCGGATACAATTTCTATAACTGTTAACTTTACGAATAGCGTTGCTAATTCATCTTTAATTGACTCTTCTGAGGTTTTTATACTGAATCATGGTCAACGTATATCGTACACTAATACACTAACCCCTACAAAGGGATTCTTTATGGATGCTAGTAGTTTAACTATTACTGAAACCGTAGATACTAACAATGTTGTTGCATTTACTGCATCTGACGCTGGAGGTGGTAGTATTAATATGTCTACAAGTATTGTTGCCCCAAGTACTGGGTCTTCAGTATCTGCTGACATAGAGTTGACTGGAAGTGTTTCTGCTGAACCTTATTTAGCTACTGTAAACCTTACTGAGACTTTACCTTTAGGTAGAATAACTCAGAATACATTGTCACAAAGATTTGGTGCTTCAGATAGTAATGTAGTATTTACAGGGTTAACTGTATCTCCTACTTCTGAAGATACTGGATATGTAGTGGGTACAACTCTAACCGTTACTGGTGGGGTTGCTGGAAATTATACTTATGCTGATGGAAATATCACATTTGATTTAACTGTTCCTCTACCTATATTTAGCTCTTCATTGCCTATTGGTAATACTGCTATTGATGTTGTATTGTCTTCTGCTTCAGCTCCTATAGGACTGAATACAGTTGTCAAGGTTAATGCTTCTGGACTTAGAAATTGTGATGTAACATTACAAGGTGCTGATGATTTAGATATTAAGATACCTTTTTCTGCTAGTTCCACAACTATTACGGTTGTAGCTTCTGGCGTTTCTGGTGCTACCTTTAATACTCAAGGTATGAATCAACCTGTATTTGCGTCTAATAATGCAAGTATGTCATCTACTGGTACTCAAAGTAGTTCGAGCTTTACAGCTACGTTTACTCTACCTGCACAAACTTCACCATCAACTGTAATTATTACGTTGAATGGAGGTGCTGATGTAGACGCTCAGACTGTAAATGGTTTATCGTTAGTCATAGGTGCAGCTCCTGCTTCGCCTGCAATTAACACTATATACTTTAGCTAATGGCAATAGAAACTAATATTAATATAACTGATCCTACTCGTGTAGATTCGAGTGGGACGGTTATACCTGTTGATTTAGTTCAGCACGTAGATAGCTCTGGAACTGTGAATATAGTATTTCAGAGGACTGCCGATGCAGATGGTACTTCAGATTACCTATTAACTAATACAGGTTCGGTAATAGACGGAGGTCAACAAAGCAATTATGGTTCTTTTGGGGCTTGGTCGCCATCATCAGTTAATGACGCAAGTCAATGTAATCAACAGAACGTTACTGTAACTCAATCAAGAAGCAGAACACATTCTATTACATACTTTGCTGATTATAGAAATGATACATATACTTGTAGTGTAATAACTTCACCAACTGGTAATGGAACACAGCCTGACTGTGTAAACCCTGCTAATTCGATTGGAGGAACTTATAATGAACAGGTTTATGTTAATTCTAATTCGACTGTAACACAACCTAACGATGTTCAAACAAGGTCTGCTAGTGTAACTAACACTGCTTATGTACCTCCTACAACTGTGTTTGTAAGAGATACAAGTATAGCCTTAACAGGTGGTGTATTTACACAGACTAACCCTGGAACTTGTGCTCCTGTTGATGAGAGTATTGGATGCGGAACTTCTGCATTTAATTGTACTGTATCATCTACTAGAATACCTTACGGTAATAAAACTGCCGTTATGCAAACTGGTAATTATGAAACTACAGATTGTTTAAATAATGTTAGTGTTGGTGGACAAGTACAGACAGTATATCAGCCAGCTATTACAGATGGCAGTGCTCAAGGAGTGCCTGTAGCTTGTACTATAACATATCCTAACCCTGACTTGGCAACTTGTGAAACTGGAACTTCATTAGGATTCGGTTCTCAAGAGCTTTGTAACGGTACTATTGTATCTGGTGCACAGACAGCTTGTTTCAAGACTGGTCAACCAGGTATAAACTATTCTGGAACTTCATGTTCTTAACTTAAAATATAATTATGACAAAATTTACATATGACGAAATATTTCAATTTACTCAAGGTAATAACTGCTTAGTAGTTTTACAGGAAAGTAAAGAGCAGTGCGATTTAGAACAAGCTGCTACTCCAATTAAGATTATTAATGGAGATACTGAAATAATAGATAACGTAAGTGATATAATACAATTTTATTTAGATGAACAAGAAGGATAAAGGATTAGGAGATACGCTTGCTAGATTCACTAAAGCCACTGGAATAAAGGCGGTAGTCGAAATGATTACTGACGATTGCGGCTGTGATTCTAGACAAGAGAAATTAAATGAGCTAGTAAAATACTAGATAATATATAAGCCTCTCTTCGGAGGGGCTATATTAAAAAGAAAGATATGAAAAAGACACCTAGAAGTTCTTACAGCAAAGGTACAGATGCTGAACAAGAAAAGAGGATATTAGATTCTGCTGATTACGTTCAGAGATACGACCCAACTAGAGCTCAGTTCACTGTGTGGTTTTTAGACACCTTCCCGAAAGTGAAGAGTGAAAGAACTGCTCACGAGTACTGGAAGAAGGGATGGGAAAGATGTACTTCGGTAAGAGAAGACCAAATTAAGGATAGACGTACTAAGCGTATAATCCAATTAGAACATCAATACAATGCGCTCAAGGGAGATGATCCTAAAGGAGCTGCACAAATACTGATGATGATAGCTAAGCTAGAAGGACTAGAAGTTAGAGCTCAAGATAGAGAGGCTAGCGATAAGTTTGAAGCTGATAGACCTATCTTCACAGTTTATAAAGAAAAGACAGATAAAACAGGATAATTATGGCTGGATGGCAACCCACTACTTGCTTTAATAAGATACTTGGTCTCGAAAAGAGAATCAAAGCTATCTACGGAGGTTCTTCCTCTGGCAAGACATTTAACGTATTAGCAAAATTGTATCAAGATGCAGTAGATACTCCAGGTGAGCGAATTACTGTAGCTTCGAATACATTAGCTAACCTTAAGAAGGGTGCTGTTCGTGATTTACGTAACATCCTATTATCAAGAGACGCTTGGAAACCAGAATGCTGGAAGAAGAGTGAATCTATATATGAATTAAAGAATGGTTCAATAATAGAGTTTATTGGGCTAGAAGATGAAACTAAGGCTCGTGGACCTCGTCGTGAACGTTTGTTTATTGATGAGGCTAACCGAGTATCGTTTGAAGTATATACGCAGTTAGAGAGACGTACAGAGACTGAGGTGATATTATCTTGGAATCCAAGTGGACCTTTCTGGTATAATGACTACCTACAAGAGGATGTTATACATGACTCATTAGTAGTTAACTTTAAAGACAACGAAGCTCTTAGTGATGTACAACTACAATACTTTGCCGACTTAGAAAAGCAATCTACTCGTTCTGATTATATGATGAACGAATGGAAAGTCTACGGACTTGGCGAATGGGGTCAGGTGCATGGGGCTTGTATCAAAGACTACAAGGTTATTGAAGGTAATCCAGAAGATGGATTTAGAAAAGACGATAAAGCATTTGAAGGTTTTCAATTATGCGGTATTGGACTTGACTTTGGTAACGTAGATCCAAACGCAGCCGTAGGACTGTATAGGAACGATTCTAACGAGTTTATTGTTGATGAGATACTATATGAGCCCGATTTAGAAATATCGGACATCTACGACGCTCTGAGAGAGTATGACGCTATGATATACGCTGATTATAACTTTCCTCAGACAATAAGAGAATTAAGGAGTAAAGGATTAAGTATCCTGAAGTGTAAAAAAGGACCTGATAGTATTAAACGTGGAATAGACTTGGTTAACGAGACCACTCTATATATTACTGAGCGTTCTAAGAACTTATTAAACGAGTTCCTTACATACAGATACAAACAAGATAAAGACGGTAACTTAATGGAGAATAAATACGAAGGACCTGATCATTTAGTTGATAGCCTGCGTTATGTTCTCTCTAGATTTACTGGTAAACGAACTGTAAAAATTTATTAAAATGGCAAGTATATTTGATTACTTTAAAGGCAGACAGAAGCCTAAAAAAGGGGCTCTAGAATTTGGTGACCGCCAATCTAGATTATTCCTTGAGCGTATTGGCTCTGTTAACCATTACGATGCTAATTTAGAGACTTACATAGAGAAGGGATACCAAAAGAATCCTGTAGTATTTTCTATAGTCAACATGATAGCTAAAAACGTAGCTAAGGCTAAATGGTGTGCTTACAACTCTAAAGGAGAGAAGATTCAATCTCCCCTATTAGCTCAACTATTGTACAAGCCTAACCCGTTACAGAAGTTTAGCGATTTAACTGAAGCTGCTACAACTCACTACTTATTAGAAGGTAACTCTTTTATTACTGGTGAATATGGAACTGGTATAAATAGCAATAAGTACAATAGTATGTATATGCTACCTACTTCTAAATTACAAGTTGTATCTGGCAATGGTAGAAACATTTCTGGCTTTCTTATGGACACTGATAATAGTGCTCAAGAGATTCCAGCTAGTGACGTAATGTGGATGAGATCAGCTAACCCCGACTTCAATCAAGAAGACAACTGGTTATTTGGACAGTCTCCATTTAGAGCTGCATTAGAATCTATACAGATCTATAATGATGCTAAGGCTAGTTTGTTATGGTATCAGCAAAATAAAGGTGCTCAGAAGATTCTTATTAATAAGGATAACGAGATTGAGTTCTCACCTGAAGCATTAGACCAACTTAAGGATAAGCTACGTAAGCAAGCTCAAGGTAACAACAATACTGGAAACATTCCAATCATTGATGCTAACCTAGATGCTATTGACGTATCAAGCGGACTAGAGGCTTTAATGTTATTTGAACAATTAGAGCAATCTGCACAGGACATATGTAACGTATTAAATTTCCCATCTCAGTTGATAGGACTAAAAGATTCTACGTATCAGAATGGTAAGGAAGCAAGGTTAGCTTTGTGGGAGAACTGTGTTACACCTATGTTAGAAGAACTTAAGAATGGACTTAATGCTTGGCTTGCACCTCAGTTTGGTGACGTATGGTTAGATTTCGATCTATCTCACGTAGACGCTATACAAGAAGGTAAGCTTACTAGATTCAAAGCAATCAAAGAGGCTGCTGGTATGGTAACTATAAATGAAGCTCGTGAAATGGCTAACCTACCTAAGGTTGGAAAATTAGGAGACTTTACTGGTGAAGATATGTATGTTGGATTTACTCAGGCTATCGTTAAAGATGACGATGAGATAACTGACATGAATGGACAAGCTCCAAATCAGGAAGCGGACAAAGATAAGAAAGATAAACCTAAAAAAGACGATAAGAAATGATAGAATTTAAAACGTTCGAAGTCAAAGGTACATTAAATGTAGAAGGTGAAATCACTGGATACGGAGCTATCTTTGATAACGTTGACCGAGGGGGTGACGTAATTAAGAAGGGTGCGTTCAGTAAGACTATCTCTGAAAACGGAGGTAGTGTTATTATGGTAGCAAATCATGACCAGAACAAACCTATTGGAAGAGTAACTGAAATGAAAGAAGATGCAACTGGATTGCTATTCAAAGGATACCTGTCTAAG